CTCGGACATGTCGAAATCCGAGGATGTCTTTCGGACCGATTTCAGTTCGTCCTGCACGCCAACGTCTATGACGAAGGTGCGCGGCGGTACGAGATGGCCCGAGGCGATCAATTCTCCCAAGCTGATCTGGTCGGCGACATTATCGAAGACCTCACGCAATCCTTTACGATCACCCCGATTGGGCGTTGCCGTCACGCCAAACACGCGCGCATCTGGATTGGCGTCGCGGACGCGATCGATGATGCGCCGGTAACTTGCCGCGACCGCATGATGTGCCTCATCGATAACGAGGAGATCCAGACGCGGCATGCCGTCGAGGTTCGAGGACCGCGCCAAGGTCGGAACCATTGCGAAAGTGACCTGACCGTCCCAGGACTTCTCGTAGGCGTCTACGACGGAGGTGCCGACATTCGGTACCACGCGTTCGAACTTCGCACGGTTCTGCGCTGTCAGCTCATCCCGATGGGCCAGAATACACACCTTGGCACCGGTATCCTTGATGCTCTCGCCGGTGACCGCCGAGAGCATGATCGTCTTCCCCGCACCGGTGGGAGCCACCCCAAGCGTGTTGCGGCGGGCGTTGAGCGCAGACACGCTGCGCTCAACAAAGGCCTTCTGACGGGGACGCAGGCGCATGACCGTTACCTCCCCGCACTCACGCCCAGCTCGGCCGCCCGGCAGTGCCGGGGGTGGCCGAAGGCTGGGTGTTCTGCTGCCCGGAGGGGGCCTGCGAATGCGTGTGTCCCGGTGCCGACGGGGCCGTATATTGAGGCGCGATGGCCCCCATCAGCGTAGCGTAATCCCGGTGGTCCGGTGTCACGGCCGCCCGGATTTCGTTCTTTTCCTCGCCGTTGGTATCTTTGCCAATATCAATGCGGGCCACGAACTCCAGCCCATCGAGGTCGACAAAGCCATTGATCCGACGTTTGGCCTGGGCCTCGGGCGAATTGTCCTTGTCGGAAATGCCCCGCGCGGAGTTTAAAATACCGCGGAGCAGGCCGCGCCCCATATTGGCCCAATTCGGGCCGTTGGGACTATAGAGTCCGATCAGCGACCAGATCTTCCGCTTGGCATATGGCCCGTCGAGAACCGTGAACTCGGCGTCGAGATAGACAGACCCCGTGGTGCCGCGCTTGGCATAGCCTCCCGTCCACCCCTGGCTCGCATCATCGAAGCCACCGGGGCGCAGGGTCATGTGCACCTTGGCAAGCGTGCCCTTCGGGATGACGTTGGTGTTGGATTGCGCGGAGTTGAAGTCGTTCCAGAGTCCGGACATGGCGCGGCTCCTTTCAGTTGGTGCTGGGATTAACGGGAGAGGTCGACACCGGCGCCGGAGGCACCTCGATGTCGATCTCGGGGTAATTCAAGCGCTGAGGCGCGGGCCGGCCGGGGCTCTGGATCTTCTCCATAAGCCTGCCGAGATGCGGGGCTTCGACCATGTCGAGCCGACCTGAACGGTCCTTGGCCGGATAGCTCCAGGGGTTCAGTGTCTGGCAGACAAAGGCCCGCTGAAGTTGGCCATTCGCATCAGGAATAGCCGCCAGCGTGATGACCTGGTCGACGATGCCCGGCAGTTCGAGCCCGGTTTTTGCGCCATCGATTTGGGGCTGGAAAACTTTGCGATTAAAGTCATCGAGCTTTTCATCAAGAATGCCGACAAACCAGACGTGCTTGCCGCGCGTGTGCTGAAGATGGGTCAGCCATCCGATCATCTCGCGGCCATGCAGGCCGTAAGCACCCCGAATGTCGGGCTTGCCCGTTTTGTCGGATGTCGCCTCTGGCTGCCCGCGGCACCACTGAAAGCAGAGCCGTCCCGCCACGGTGATCGAGTCGATGAAGACCGTGTGGTATTTTTTCAAGTTTGCAGGATCACCATACCGGCTGCACACCTCATCGAAATGCGCCTGGCTATAGGGCTGGTCATCGCGCAGCGCCGGGTTGGGACCGCCGATGAAGACGGCAAAATCGCGGCACTCTTTCCAGGTGCGGGGGCGCAGGGTGTCACCCTCCCATCCCTCGACCGCCAGATCCCCAGCTTCGAGGTCCATGAAGAGCGTTGTCGTCGCGTTCAACGTCCAAAGAAGGCTGGTTTTGCCCTCTCCCGAGCGCCCGAAAATGCACCCTTTGATGCCCTTTCTTTGAGCAAGGCGCTCATCTGCAGAAATGATCGGGAGGGTCATCAGCGCACCTCCCCTTGGGCATCGGCCATGGGATCGCTGACGTAGATGGCCAGAAGCGGCGTGCCGTCGGCGTGCGTACCGGCATCCTCAATCTGGTAGTTGCGATGCGGCTCGAAGACCTCGGTCAGTTCCCAGCGGCGGTAGAGCCCTGGGAGCCGTTTCAGATCCTCAAGCGGCAAGTCGGCATCATGTTTCATGCGTGTTGTCTTTCCGTTTTGGTTGGGACGCGCGGTGGCGTCTGAATGGGGAAAGCCAACGGCCGGGCCCGCATGGGACATCGGGTCAGTCGATTTTTTCGAAGGCATAGCGGAGCCGCTTCATCGCGCGCTGATAGCGCTTGCGCGCAGCCTCCATCGGGATGCCGAGTTCCGCCGCCGCCTCAGCCTGCGTGAAGCCGTCTATCGCCACGCGGATCACAAGGGCCGCATCCGCACCGATTAGTTCGACTAGGTCATTGCGGAGCAATATTTTGCTGGCTGCAGCCGGCGCGTCGCTGACGCTACCTTCGCAAGTAACGCGATATTCTTCAGCGACTTCGCGATCCCACAGCACTTCACGCTTTCGCGCGCGGATCATATCGCGTTCGATGTTGCGCTGGATGGTCGCTGCTATCCACGTGACCCGTTGGAGATCCAAATCACGGATAGCGGTGGTCGCCCGAGCGAGCACCTCAGAAGTGATGTCTTCGACGGTGCCCAGCCGGCGCGACAATGATCTGCGTCGGACTGCGTCAAATGCTGGCCAAAGCGCCAATAGCATGACCGTCAAGGCAGTATCCGCCGCCGCCCCCTCGCTTTGTGACGCAGCAACCAAGGCGGTCAGCAGGGCATTTTTACGGCCGGAGGGAGCCTTGCTTTGATGCAGTGCATCCAGCAGTGCGGCGGGATCTCTGAAAGGCGTAAGCGCCTTGCTCGAGCCACGGATGGTTTGAAAGTTGCGTTGAAATTCCAGCGTGCTGGAAGAACGGACGAGGTGATCACGGATCCCGTGCCACGTTGAGGTCATTGGACGCCTGCCTGACGGCCGGGCGTCCAGCGCCTCCTAGTGGCCAAGTCAGGGCGTCATGCACCTCTGTGTTTCGGGGAGAGTTGGGAGCGCGCGTTGCCGCGCGCTTAGGTCTTGTTCTTCACGTTAAGTGAGCCGCAGCCGGGGCACTTCGCGGTAATCGGGAAGCTCGCCAGAAATTCGACGGGCTTCCTGCGGATATGCATCTGGGAGCCATTGCCCTTGCCCAAGAGCTTCCCACAGTCTTGGCAGCGCCAGTCTTGAGTGAAGGCCGGGGCGCTCACGTCACCGCGATCGCGGTTCCGTTTGTCAGGATGGCCGTAGCCAGGTTTGCAGTTGAGGTTCATGCGTAGCGCTCCTTCTCGGGTTTGGCGTCATCAGGACGAGGGGGATTGTTCGGAGCAGCGACAGGCGCTGTTCCGTGGTGAATTGTTGAGGAAGGTTGAACTCAGTCGGCGTTAGGCGACGCTGTCGGCCTTCGCGCTCGACTTCTGGCGGTTCTTCAAGCCAGGCATTGCGGCGGCCTTGCGCCGCTTCTTTCCGTGCTCGCGGGCATCACGGAAATCCGGTTCTATCTCTGCGAGGCGCTTTACCAGGCCCTGGAGGTCGTAGCGGTTATTCTCCCGACCACCGGAGAACCCATAGTGCGGGATACGTTCCAGAAGGCCCTCTTTCTCGAGGTCGCCGATGTAACGCTGCACTTGGCGTTCGCTGATCCCGAGACGGTCGGAAAGCTCCGCCTTACTGGGATAGGGGTTACGATCGGCGTCCCACCAGTGGTCGACGATCTGCAGTAAGACTGCCAGCTGCGAGGGGTTCAGCTTCAAACGTTTCTGTGCACGCAGTAGCAGCGACGGCACGGCACAATATCCTTGCGCGATCACCTTATCACCCCACTTCGCTGCGATAGCGGACTTGCGCTTCTTCTTTTCGGGCGGGGTCGCTTCGCCCTGATTTTCAACTTGATTCTGTTCGGTCATGTGTGTTCTCCTTGCCCCGTAAATGACGCCTGATGATGCCTCGCGCAAGATGCGCAAGGCGGACATATGTGTCTTTGGGGTGGTGACGCAAGTGTCTCGGGGCACCAGTCGCATTCGTCTCCTGAATTAGACGTATGTAACTCAGAGGAAACGTAAGGCGTATAACAAGTATATTATGCCCCCAGTCAAATACGTCCTATGGTTCGGTGAAATTTTTTCACCGACATCGAGGAACGTGGCGTGTTCCGGTCATCCGGCAGCCTTTTCTTAAGCCCATGTCCCATACGGGCCGATTGCACGGCTTTTCCGTTTCAGACCCCGCAACCTTCTGGCGGGCGAGTGACGGAGACCACGATGAAACGCCCGAACCCCCTGCATCCCGACCGCATGTCAGCAAGTGAGCGCCGGACGGAGCTTTACGCGCTGCTTGCCGCCGGCCTTATCCGCCTCCTTAAGCGCGATCGCGACGATACATCCGCCAGCGGCGGAGATAGTTCGCTACACTTCTGCCCGGAACAGAGCGGTACTGCGGGTCCAACTCAAAGGAGATCCGCATGACAACACACGAACCCATCCTTGCCCGCCTGGCCGCGCTGAAGGCGATGTCGGTGAACGAGCTGAAAGCCGAGTGGCAAGAGCTCTTTGCCGCCCCCGCTCCAAACAACAGTCGTGCCTTCCTTGAGAGCCGGCTGGCCTATCGCATCCAAGAGCTGACCTATGGTGGCCCCGACCGAGAGACCCGCCGCATGCTGGACCTGCTCGCCGACGAGGTCGACGGCACCCTGACGCGCAAGAGCCAGATTGCCGATCCGCGCAATCCGGTGGTCGGGACAAAACTGATCCGCGAATGGGACGGGGTCGCGCACACGGTCACCGTTTTGAAAGACGGCTTCGAATGGGACGGCCGCCGCTACAAGTCGCTCTCGGCGGTGGCGCGCGCCATCACCGGCACCCGCTGGAACGGATATCGCTTCTTCGGGCTGCGCGAGCGCAAGCGGGGTGAACCGTGATGGATATGACCGTGAAACCGCCTCGCCGCCAGCGCTGTGCCATCTACACCCGCAAATCGAGCGAGGAAGGGCTCGAGCAGGAATTCAACAGCCTTCACGCCCAGCGGGAGGCCTGCGAGGCCTATATCGCCAGCCAGCGGTCCGAGGGGTGGGTGCCGGTACGTGATCAGTATGACGATGGCGGCATCTCGGGCGGCACGTTGGAGCGCCCGGGCCTGAAGAAGCTGCTTGCCGACATCGAGGACGCGCTGATCGATGTCGTGGTCGTCTACAAGATCGACCGTCTATCGCGCTCGCTCATGGACTTTTCCAAACTGGTCGAGGTGTTCGATCGCAACGGCGTGACCTTCGTCTCTGTCACCCAGTCGTTCAACACGACGACGTCGATGGGGCGGCTGACGCTGAACATCCTGCTCAGCTTCGCCCAGTTTGAGCGCGAGGTGACGGCTGAGCGCATCCGCGACAAGGTGAAGGCTTCGCGTATGAAGGGCATGTGGATGGGCGGATACGTGCCCCTCGGCTACGACGTCATCGACCGCAAATTGGTGGTGAACGCGCAGGAAGCGGCCAAGGTCCGTATGGTGTTTGAGCGCTTTGCGGAGGTAGGTTCTGCCACCGTTCTGGCCCGTGAGCTGCGCAGCGATGGGTTCCGCAACAAGCAAGGCACGCTGATTGATAAGGGCTACCTCTACCGACTGCTGAACAACCGTGTGTATCGGGGCGAAGCTGTGCATAAGGGCGTGGCATATCCCGGCGAGCATGATGCCATCGTCGATGCGCGGCTTTGGGATCAGGTTCATGACATTATGGGCGAAAGCCCCCGAAAGCGAGCCAACAATAGCCGGGCGCAAACACCTGCGCTGCTGAAGGGCTTGCTGTTCACTGCCACCGGCGCGGCAATGACCCCATCCAGCACCAAGAAGGGCACGCGTCGGTATCGCTACTACGTGTCGATGGACCTTCTTAAGAACCGCGAAACGCCTGAGGACGGCATCCCGAGACGTTTGCCGGCCGACACCGCTGAGGCAGCCGTCATCACGGAAATCCGCCGTGTCCTGCGCACGCCAGAAACCACGGCACAGGTCATAGCTGCACTGGACCGCGAGGATATACCCGAGGCAGAGGCCATCGAGGCGCTCCAGCAGTTTCCCAAGCTTTGGGATCAGCTCTTTCCGGGCGAACAGGCCCGCATCATTCAGTTGCTCGTCCGGCGCGTCACAGTGACCGCTGAAGGCCT